CCTATCGCCTGGGGATGCGCCCCTGGATCATGGTTGCTTACTCTGCACCTGTTGCTGCTGCTACTGCGGTATTCCTTGTTTATCCTTTTGGTCAAGGTTCTTTCAGTGATGCTATGCCTTTGGGAATCTCTGGCACGTTTAACTACATGCTTGTCTTCCAGGCAGAACACAACATCCTGATGCACCCCTTCCACATGCTTGGCGTTGCTGGTGTGTTTGGAGGATCTCTATTCAGTGCTATGCATGGCTCGCTTGTGACCTCTTCACTAGTTCGTGAAACCACAGAAACTGAGTCTCAGAACTATGGTTACAAGTTCGGTCAAGAAGAAGAGACCTACAACATCGTAGCGGCTCATGGTTACTTCGGTCGCCTGATCTTCCAATACGCATCGTTTAACAACTCACGCTCACTGCACTTCTTCCTTGCTGCATGGCCTGTGGTTGGCATCTGGTTTACTGCCCTCGGTGTAAGCACCATGGCATTTAACCTGAATGGTTTCAACTTCAACCAGTCTATCGTTGATAGTCAGGGTCGTGTACTCAACACTTGGGCAGATGTACTGAACCGTGCTGGTCTGGGTATGGAAGTGATGCACGAACGGAACGCTAGATTTGTTGGTGTTCTTGCCTAGTAATAGGCATTAGAAAAATCGGGTTAAACGGGGAAACTCTCTATGAGACAATCCCGTACCAAGTCAGAAAGGGTTTAAGTTTTCTGAAAGGTCTAACGACTAGGTAGTGAGTCCCAACAATAATCTACCCACGAATGCCCGACTCCTTAATAAACATAAGGATGAAGAGATAGTCTGAACTTACTGGCGACAGTAAGAAGTAAAGAATAAAGAGTCTTTACGATAACACAATTGCACAATTTTCCTTTAGATTTGGCCAGTTCTGAAGCAACTCCTATTGCTCTTTTGACTGCTCCAACAATCGGTTGAGTTTCTTAAAAACTGAATAATAATCAAAGAGACCTTTACAGGTCTCTTTTTTTATGATATAATGTATAAATAGTTATGGAAAGTTATGAGCAACCTCTATGGATTTGCACCAACTGGTAATATCTGAATGTGAGAGAAGGAGTTTAGAACTTATACACCTTCCTAAAAAACTTGTTCGTCGTTCTACTGATGTGATTGTAAGTTGCCCTTGCACAGGTCAACGAAATATGAGCATAAGAAACTTTATTGTGACTTATGAGAAAGGTGGAGAGGCATTCTGTTGTAAGAGAAAATCAAAAGTTGGAAAAAATAATCCTGCATTTGGAAAACCAACTTGGAATGCTGGAACTGTTGGTGTATCAAAGAGTTATGGATTTTTTGGTTTTAAGGAAGAATGGTCTGATAGAGAAGATTACTTATACTTTATTGAGACCATTTATGGAACTTATAAGATAGGAAGGTCTTTTCACGGAATAAAATATCGTTTTACTGAAACTATAAAAGAACTTGGTGAATGGAAAGCAACTCATAAAGAAGTGTTTGATTGTGAGAGATATATTTTGGATACATATAAGCAGTATCAAAAAAAGATTGATGGTATAATTGGTGGGTCTGAACATTTCACAAAAGAACTACCAATAAAGGAAATTATAGAATATGCTAACAGTTGTTTGTAATAAAACCAATGTCTCATAATAATAATCAGCATCATCCAATGGAACCTTGGGTAATCTGGGCAGGAGTAGCTATGATGGGATTCACAGTGATTGTGTTTGTCGCCTTCACTCTTTCAGTAATTTATTGGGGATAATAAATACCTAAAAAGTATCAATACAGATGAAAACTTTTAGAGAGTTTATTTTAGAAGCAAGAAAATATACTAGAACTAGGTCTAGAGAAGACGCTGAAAAAATTTGACAATCACAAGAAAATCCAAATACTTACAGATTAAAAAATAGACAAACTAAAGAAACTCCATATTGGGGACTAGAATCTAAAGAAAAGAGAAAAGACCAAGATGGAAGGAGAAAAGAAAATTTAAAAGCAATTAGTAAAAAAGAACTTGAGGATCATGCTAAAAGAAATCTTCATCCAAGTCCTTCTAAAACCGCAAACAAAGCTTTAAAAATTGAAAGACAAAGAAAGAAAGATCAAAGATCAGAAGCACAAAGTAAATCAAGAGAAACTGGTAAACAACACGATGTAGATCATATTCAAGCACAACCAAATAGAAGAAGTGAAGTAACAAGATCAAGATTTCAAGCAATTCATCCTGGAGATTCTTCTGATAATAGGAGAGTAATTCCAAGTAGAGAAAATCGTGAAAAAAATTCTAGTAATACTGAAAAATCAACGACTAGATCTGGTGCTATAAGAGCAGCACTTCAACGAGCAAGAGAAACCTAATTGAGTACAAACACTCATTGACTCCTTTGTAAACTAATGTTAAGATAAATATGAGAAATACATAGGAGGTTATGACTTCTTCAACACTTTCACAACCAATTTCACAACGAGGATGGTTCGATGAAACTATGAGCTCAACTAATAAGGGATGCTGTGGAGCAGGATGTCCTGACTGCCCCTTCCGACCTAAAAATAAATAGAGGAGTTTCACAAGAACTCCTTTTTTTATGCTCCTAATCCTCCTCCTCTTCCAACTCTTCGGCATCTTCCTCTTCATAATGTCAATCACACAAGACCTATGATAACTTCAGAAACACCATACAAACTCGCAGAGATCATCAGAGATACTTGGCCTGGTCTTTACATGGCACCTAAAGAACGCTATAATACTCAAAGCACACAAGATCAAAATAACAAAAGGAACAATGGGAGGAATGCTAGGACAACTGGCAATTGCTCTTGAAAAACTTGGATGGAAGCACGATGATGTGCTAGAAGTCAATATTGGTGGAGTTGCTTTCGGTGGTATTGAACAAACTGAAGGTGTAAATCCAAAATGGGCAAAACCCTATGGAACTACTTCATATCAAAATGATGCCTTTATTGTCATCAAAAATCCCAGTCGCAATCCAGTAGTTTCTTCAAAGGCACCTGAAAATGAAAAAGTATAATGAAGATTATTTCTCAGTGAGAGAAAAAAGAACTCATAAAAAAATTTGTGATTGTGGAGATTTTGAAGATGCAAGAATGATGATGAATTTGGATACATCAAATCGAGAAATAGTAAAAAACAAAACACTGATGAGTCCTGTGATTGATATTCAGATGCCTAAAGTACTTCAAACTAATGAAATTGTTGATCTTGGTGGTAAATGGGACGATCCAATTCCGGAAGGTATTGATCCTTGGAATTTGAGAGGAAGAGGGAACATACTTTCACAAAGTCAACAAGTTCCATTTAATCCCTAAATAACTTTCAGTTTTATAAAAATTATGAAGTTTACAGTTTATTCAAAAGACGGTTGCCCATATTGCAGTAAAGTTCAGCAGGTGCTAGAGTTAGCAAGTCTGCAGCATGTAGTTTATAAGCTTGGTGTAGATTTTACTCGAGAAGAATTTTATTATGAATTTGGAAATGGATCTACTTTTCCTCAGGTACTAGTAGATGATAAGCATATTGGTGGATGTACTGATACGGTTCAATATCTTAAGGAGCAAAATTTGGTTTAATGGAAAACACACTTCACGAAGTTTATGGTGATGTTGAAAAGGCAATTGATTATGCCTTTAAAGGACAGTTTGTTTTAAAGTTTTATGATTATTTGAAAGTTCGTGGAACAAGACGCCATGAAGTTGAAGAGTTTGTTGAAAGTACTACGGCTAATGAAATTAGCAATCTTGTAATGGATCTTGATGAATACTTAGAGGGAGGTGCGGATGAAATTCATAAGCAAATTCGTGAAGGTTATGGACATATTCCAAAACCTCAAGCAAGAAAAATTCGAAATTATTTGTATGGTATTTTAGAAGATGCTTGGAAGTATAGTCATGATAAACGACCAGGAAGAAGAAAAAAGCAAACTAAATAAGACAGAACCTCAAATTAATCGGGGTATTGAATTATTACTTAGGAATAAAAGGAGGAGAGAATCAAAACCAAAAACTTTTCAGGTGAAGTTTGGTAAAATGATCTCTCTCTTCCGAAGAGAGTTTCATTTCTTTATAGAATTTCACTTTGATATTAAAAAGAAGTAAACTCTCTGGAGACAAAAAAATGGAAACAGCATATGTTATAACATTCACGGTAATGTTCACTTTGCTCTTTTTTCTGACTGGGGGTATAATAGGATGGTTAGTTTATAGGCATCTACTTGAATCTAAACCTCCATATCTGCATCCGGAGTTTTTTGATGAAAATGGACAGGTGATACCTGACGAAATAGTATCTGTACGATTTGAAAATAGCGATTATGACTACGACGAAGAAGAAGACTGAAGCACCTCTTGAGGAACTTCCAACCAATCCATTTGCATTTGAGGTTTTGAATCTAGCTTCAAAACAAAGATCAAATGCAAAAAAAGTGGAAGTACTTCAAAAGTATGATGATCCATCTCTCAAGACATTATTGATTTGGAACTTTGATGAGTCAATTATTTCACTCTTACCCGAAGGTATTGTTCCATATGCTAGTGCTGGAGAACAGACTTCATATAGTGGAACTTTGAGTGGAAAGATTGAAGACGCAGTTTCTAAAATGGAAGAACTTGGATCTAACTCGCTTGGATCTCAAGACCAAGGACTCTCTTCCATCCGAAAAGAATACCACATGTTTTACAATTTCGTAAAAGGTGGTAATGATACTTTGAGCTCCCTTCGTAGAGAGACGATGTTTATCAACATTCTTCAAGGACTTCACCCACTAGAAGCAGAAATTCTATGTCTAGTTAAGGATAAAAAGTTGCAAACTAAATATAAAATCACCTTGGAGAATGTTAAGGAGGCATATCCTGATATTCAGTGGGGTGGTCGTTCATGACGGTTGCAGTAAGCATGGAGAAGCGTATGGCAGATAAAGAAAGAGAAGAAAGAAGTGTTTTGGCCAGCAACTATGGTTGTGAAATTCTTCTGGAAAATACAACGATTGAAACTGCAAAAGATTCTTCTTTTCCAAATGATGCATATTTGATTTGGTATAATGATGGAGTTAACGATTGTATTGATTTGGTAAGAGGAACAAGAGTTCGTATTTTTGACATGTACTATGACAAGTATGGTCCTGGTGTTGTTCAAAAAATTGATTTTGGATATGGAAGAACAAGTCCTAGACTATGGGGATATAAACAACCAGAGAAAAAGAAAAGAAAATGAATGATGGATTTAAGGGATTTGCAAATCCTTCTGATGATAAAAAGTTTCGTCTCTATATCAAAAATAATGAGGTAGATAAACTAATTAAAAAATACAAGAAATTAAAAAAATATCAAAAGTCTTCTATCTTTGAAATTGAAAAATTATCAGGTCAAGAGACAAAAATAGATAAACTAATTAACCAATACGGAATAGACGCTGAAGCAATTGAATGATGGGAAAGCACTACTTACTTAATTTGTATGGATGCTCGTTTGTCCTTCTGGACGACGAGCGTTGTCTTATAGACTTATTAGAAAACGCAGCAGTTGCGAGTGGTGCTATCGTTGTCCAAACTATTTCAAAAAAGTTTGATCCACAAGGAGTTACTGTTATTTGCTTACTATCTGAAAGTCACATTAGTATTCATACATGGCCTGAGGAAGGTAAAGCAGCAGTGGATGTTTATACGTGTGGAGACTGCAACCCCAAGATTGGATGCGATATTATTATCCAACAACTCTACGCAACGAATCACACTCTGAGTTATATAGAACGGTAACAAAAGTTACAGAACTGCTTGACTATATACTCAATAAGATCTATAATGATCTTACGTTCATTCGCTATTTGCGAATAGCGAACGGAAGTAAGCCGACTCGGAACGGATCGTTCATCTATGGAAATCATTCTCTGGACCTGTATTGAAGCTCAAAAACTCATCAATAATGTTCGCACCTCAAAAGTGCCGGACGAAATAAAGGCAGAGTTCATTCAAATTACACACCAAAGACTTGTAAGTTTACCATAGACGCAAAAGCCGACTGAAGGAACGCTCTTTAACCTGAACAACTAAGGAGAAAACCAATGAGTCGCGTAGTTTATAGAGGCGTAGAGTATGACACCGAACAACGCCGTCAAGCACAGGCACAAGCACAGCAACAACCCCAACAATACAACGAAAATTATCGTGGAGTTAAGTTTGTAAAAGAGGGGCACAAGTGATGCAAAAACTAAACTTTCTTCAACTTATCAAGGAACAAAAACAAAAAGAAGAGAGGCGTCAAAAAGCATCTCTTGCTACTCTGGTAGCAGCAAAATGATTTAGAGGGGGACTTGACTCCCCCTCTTTTTTTATGTATAATTACCTTTGTCAGAGTTAATAAAAATGGATAGAGAAAAGCTTAAGCTAATTGTAAGAAACCTTGAATCTCTGGTAGAATGTTTAAAGTCAGAGATTTATTCTGATGTAAATTCATATAAAATGAACTACGAAGAAATTGCTCAACACATTACCGATTACGACGAAGTATTTTATGATGGAGATGAAGATGGATATCCCGTCTGAGTTTGAGTTTATGAAACCAGAAGTTAAACTGATTAGTGTTACTCCCGATGCAGAAAAGCACATGGCATATTGTGCTCGGGTGAGTAATCCTGCAAATCAAGAGAGCGAAAAGTTCTCTGGATTGCTCAAGTATTGTATTCAGCATCAGCACTGGAGTATTTTTGAGCAAGCAACCATGACTGTAGAGATTAATACTACTCGTGGTATCGCAGCACAAATTCTTCGCCATCGTTCATTTACATATCAAGAGTTTTCACAACGCTATGCTGATACTAATCTTCTGAGTAAGATCATTCCTCTTCCAGAACTTCGACGGCAAGATGATAAGAACCGTCAGAATAGTATTGATGACATTCCAGACTACCTGAAATTGGTTCTGACTGAAAACATTCGCGTTCATTTTGAGCAATCTCTACGCCTCTATAATCGTCTTCTAGAAGCGGGAGTGGCAAAGGAGTGTGCAAGGTTCGTGTTGCCCCTAGCAACGCCTACACGCCTGTATATGACGGGCTCTGTGCGTTCCTGGATACACTACATAGACCTGCGTTCTTCCCATGGAACTCAGAAGGAACATATGGAAATCGCGGAAGCAGTTCGTTGTATCTTCACCTGTCAGTTTCCTGCTGTATCTGAGGCACTTAGTTGGAAGCGTGATGGATGTGATGAATGTGTGGACGCACCATCCATTCGCATAGACTAAATATTCTCATATAAAATGGAGTGAAAATTTTGGCAACATATCCCGTTTATAATAAATCCACTGGTGAGCAGAAAGAAGTCAAGATGAGTGTCCATGATTGGGATCAGTGGAAACAAGATAATCCTGATTGGGACAGAGACTGGTCAGATCCATCAACTTGCCCTAATAGTGGAGAAGTTGGTGAAG